TGCGGTGGCGATCTCAGGTGAGCACTCGGATGAAGAGCTGTGCCTGGTCATCATCAAGAACGGTGACGCACTTGACCCGACCAGCCTCACGAAGATTGACGAGATGCTCACCGAGGCACACTTCACGGGGCTGATTGATCGTGGCCGTCCGGACATGCCTTCTGTGGCTGGTATTGATGTGCTCGAACTCGATGACGGGCAGGTCGCAAAATGAGCGCCACCCTCCGTAACAAGCCACTGCAGACGCGTTCGCAGGTTCGCCTCGACGCGATCAAGACTGCAGCTATCAAGCTGTACAACAACCCCCAGATCGGCCGCGACCGGCTGACCACCTCACAGGTGGCGCTCCTTGCGGGCTGTTCGATTGGGACGGTATACCGCTACTACGAGGACCGTTACGCGCTCCTCGAAGCGATCGCGCCCGACCGCGACCAGACCCCCGTCGGAAGGCAGGGAGCAGTTGCATCGGTGGTGTCCGCATGAGCGCCATGGAGGACCGCGCAGTCGATCTGATCGACTCCCTGCACGAATGGCAGGCCGAACAGGGACAGACCGACACGACCATGCTCACTGTCGCGATCGAAGTTCTCGCGCACGCAACGCGAGCCATTGCTGAACAGGCGCGGATTGCGAACTTGCTCACTGCGGCCACGGCAGAAGTGAACCTTCTAAACCCACTGTCGGAGGGGCACCAATACTCACCGGTGTTCACCGCAATCCGCGAAGGGTTGGACATCTGATGGACACCGACGAGTACGACGCCTATGACCTGAACGACCCGAAGTCGCCGAGTTACGCCGAGCGGATCATCGCACAGGCCGACGACCGCCGCGACGAACAACAGACAGGTGGTATCTGATGCCTGAGGGAATCTTCCACGACGCGCACGATGTCTACGCGCGCCCCCACAATGCCGTCCCGTGGTTATGGATTGCCACATTCTCATCGAAAGCACTCGCAGAGAACTACACGAAGAGTGGGGCCATCCCCCTCGAAGCTCAGACCGAGGTGAGGCCGGTATGAGCCACCTCGATCGCATTCTGCACGACGGCATCGACCGCGAAGGGTGGAAGCTCGCCCGGCAACCCTGCGTAGGTGCGTCCGACGCAGCAAAACTCGCCAAAGAGTCCTCAGTTGAATCGGTACTCAAAGAGAAGCTGACCCGCCGCGAGTGGCACGGAAACGCATACACCGAACAAGGCCACAGGTGGGAACCAATGATGCTCGCCTGGGCCGGTATCAGCCCAAACGTTGCCCTCATCCACTCCCCGGACAACCGCGGGTTCGCAGCCACGCCAGATGGTGCGGACGCTACCCGTGGCGCCGAGTGCAAGGCCAAGCACAACAAGGTCGTGACCGGTCCCACGTTGGGCGAATGGCGACAGGTCGCGTTTCAGTTTCTTGTCGTCCCCGAGTTCGAAGAGATCGAGTTCATCTGGCAGGAACTTGTCACCGACCCGATTACCGGCGGGTGGATTCCCCGCGCGCCTGAACCGAAGAACCTCACCATCCCCCGCAACCACCCGAAGATCGTCGACCTCACGTCGAAGATTCTCCCCCTCGCAACAGACCTCCTCGACCGCCTAACCCGGGCGCTCGAATTCGAAAGAGAGATGAACGCAGCATGAGCACCGCAATCACCCAATACGTCAACGCCACCCTCGAAGAGAAGAAGTCGTACGTCCAGACGCTGACCTCCGCAGGCGAGCTACTGCCCCGAGGGCTGTGGGCGAACACCAAAAACCCCGATACCGGGCTGATGGAAAACCGACCAAGCCCCGGCAAGGTCATGCTCATCGTCGAAACCGGCCTCATGCTTGGCCTGCACCCCATGGCAGCACTGCGCGGCATCGATGTCATCGAGGGTAATCCCACGTTGAAGCCGTCGCTGATGTCGGCCCTCATTCGCCAGGCAGGGCACACGCTCCGCATTGAGCAGACCGGCACCGTCGAGGGCGGCGACATCGCCGTCACATGCACGGGCATCCGATCCGACGACCCCGAGCACCCGTACGTGTACACGTGGACGCCGGCCGATGCTCTCCGCGCCGGGCTGCTCGACTCCTACGCTCCCGACGCGGGAGGTGTCTGGCGTGGGAAGGCGCGGTCGAAAGATAACAACCCGAAGCCGTGGGAGAGCTACATGCCCCGTCTTCTGCGTTGGCGTTCGCTCAGCGATGTCGCGTCCGCTGGTTTTGAGGACGTGCTCATGGGTATGCACTACACCGCTGAGGAGATGGGTGCTGTCGTCAACGAGCGCGAAGAAGTTGAGACAGTGGACGCTGATCTTGAGCCGACCGAGGACTGGGCAGCGCTGGTAGCTGAGGCCACGACGAAGGATGAGTTGTTGGAGATCGGCAAGCGCGCCGACGCGCTCGGAGAGTACACCGATCAGATCCGCACGCTCGTGCTCACGAAGGTCGGGAAGTTGGGCCGCGACGTCGTCATCGAGGAAGCCGCAACCGAGGCTGAGCCGGTGCCTGAAGCCGAGCCTGAACCTGCCACCCCAACGGACGCCGACTACGAAGCGCAGGCCGCAGCAGAAGCTGAGGCTGGGCGATGACTCATTTCACCGAAGAGAACACTACCGTCACCTCCCCCGCAGGCGCAGAAGGCGGCACCAGCGTTGATGTTCTCACTCGTGGTGGCGAGCTCATCCACTTTGTACCGGCGAACCCTGCCGAGATGGAGTACCTCATCACCGAGCTCACCACCCTCATTGAGCAGATGCCCGCGAAGATGCTCGAGCTGAACGAGATCCGGTATGCCGCCGAGCGGGCATGGTCGCGACGCCGGGAAACGTCCCTCGCAGCGCACGCGGCAAGCATGTCTGTGACTCGGGCCCGCGCGCTCGCCAACGTGGAAGCAATGCCGGAACTGGAGGCGTGGCATGACGCGAAAGCGGCATGGCATTACGCCGACGACACCCTAAAGGCACTCACGTCGAAACTCTACGGAATGTTGAACGTCAACAAGGGTGTTCAGGCTGCGTACAACGGGTACGGGGGCAGACGATGACCACGGCTTGGTCTTTCGACCTCAACTATCCCCGCCCACCTAAGGGGCTTTCAGCCAACGACCGCTGCTATTGGCGAACCAAGAACGACAACACCCAGATGATCCGCACCCAGGCGATGCTGCGCACCCGCGCCGCGAAAGTCCCGGGACTGGACAGTGCCCGCGTCGACGTCGAGTGGGTCGTTGCTGACCGACGCAACCGCGACACAGATAATCTCGCGCCTCTCTTAAAAGCGATTTATGACGGCATCGGTTCGAACCGGGGCACTTCCGCCCGAATTGTTGACGACGACGACCCTGCGCATATGCAGAAACCGTCGGCGACGATCCGGTTTCAGGCAGGCGCCGAACCGCACTTCACTGTGACGATCACCGACATTGGGGTGGAGTGATGCGGATACTCACTGTCCGTCAACCATGGGCGTGGGCCATCATCCACGGCGGCAAGGACGTCGAGAACCGGGTGCGGAATCTCGCGGGCGACTATCGCGGACCCGTCGCGATTCAAGCCGGACTGGTCTTCGACGAGCCGGACGGCAACGACTGGGAGCTGCGTCGCGCAATCACCAGCGAAGACCACGGTTGGCCAGCCGACGACGGCGAAGTTTGGGCCTCGGACTGTGTCGAAGAAGACGACACACGGTTCGCCCCTCGCGGCGCGATCATCGGCGTCGTCAACCTCTATGCCGTCCACCGTGACGCCGACGGCGGCAACTGCTGCGCGCACAAGCCAGTGGGCGGCCCGGGCGGATCTCCGTGGGCCGAGCGCGACGTCTGGCACCTGTGCCTGACGAACCCACGCCCACTCGTCACCCCGATCCCGTACAAGGGTGCACTCGGCCTCCGTCACCTCGATCAGACCACCATCGACCTCATCCAGAAGGAACTCCCATGACCACCGCAACACTCACCCCGATCGGCTACAAGCAGCCCACGGTGCCATGGAACGGCCTCACCGTGACGGACTTGTTCTGCGGCGCGGGCGGCAGTTCCTCCGGTCTCGTTGACGCAGGGTTCAAGGTCGTCACCGCTGCGAACCATTGGCAGCAGGCGATCGACTCCCACCAGATCAATCATCCCGAAACAGACCACTCGAGCGCGGACATTTCGCAGGTGAACCCGGGCTACTTCCAGCGCACCGACATCCTCTGGGCGTCACCCGAATGCACGAACCATTCCGTGGCAAAGGGCGTGAAGCGGCAGCGTGCCGTCAACGAGGCCCTATTCGACCTCGACGGCACCGCACCACTCCCAGACGAGGCCGCGAACCGGTCCCGCGCCACCATGTACGACGTGCCCCGGTTCGCCGAGCACCACCAGTACCGGGCCATCATCATCGAGAACGTCGTTGATGCGTACCGGTGGGTGCCGTTCCCCGCCTGGCTGATGACGATGGAACTGCTGGGCTATGAGCACGAGCTCGTGTGGCTCAACTCGATGCACGCGCAGGCCGTAGGTCTTCCCGCCCCGCAGTCCCGTGACCGCATGTACATCGTGTTTTGGAGGAAGGGTGAGCGGAAGCCGAACATCGGCAAGTGGACCCGCCCGCAGGCGTTTTGCGAGAACCACGGCATGGTGTCAGCAGTGCAGGCGTTCAAGAAAGAGGAACGCTGGGGCAGGTACAGAGCTCAATATGTTTACCGTTGCCCGAGCTGCGCGACCATCATCGAACCCGCATGGTTGCCCGCAGCATCCGCGATCGACTGGTCAATTCCGGGCGAACGCATCGGCGATAAAAAGAAGCCGCTGGCCGATAAGACGCGGGCGCGCATTGAGAAGGGCATCGAGCGGTACTGGAAACCGCTGCTTGTCACGGCCGCTGGGAACACTTACGACGGCATCACTACCGGTAGCCAATATTTGCGTGCATATCCGACTGATATGCAGATGCCGACGCAGACAACGACTGTGCAGCACGGTCTCGCAGTGCACCCGCTCATCACGGATGGGATCCGTGGAGAGGGTACGGTGCAGCATTCGTCCGATCCGATGCACACGCAGACGAAGGGCATCGCCTACTCGCCTCTCATGGTCCCAGTGGAGGGCAGGGAGGGGAAGTCGGCGTCGCTCGCGAGTGAACCGGCGCGCACCCAGTCGACCCGCAACGAGACGGCGATCGCGTTCCCGCCGTTCCTTGCGCAGTTCCGGCAGCGTGAGCGCACTCTCGACCCGGCACGCGAACCACTGACGACTGTGGTGGCGGATGGTGCAGGCCAGGCGTTGATCGTTCCGCTGCGTAACAACGGTGTGACGAAGCCTGCAACGCACCCGATCGACACGGTGTCGGCGGGTGGCAACCACCATGCCTTAGTCATGCGGAACAACACCGGCGGCGCAGAGATGAGTACGCCGGTCACCGAGGAGCTGCGCACACTCACGACCGGTGGTCACCAGTCGCTGCTCGTGCCCTACTACGGTGCGTGCGAGGCCGGGAAGCCGACCAGCGACCCACACGGCACCCTCACCACCACGGACCGGTACGGGCTTGTCGAGTCGGAGATCAGCCTTGACGTTGACGATGTCCTGTTTCGGATGCTCACCCCGAACGAGATCAAAGTTGGCATGGCGTTCGCGCACGACTACTACCTAGGCGGCACGAAGCGGGAACAGGTCAAACAGGCGGGGAATGCCGTAACCCCGCCTGCAGCTCGCGACTTGGGTATGGCCGTAGCTGAAGCCCTCAACGGGGTCGATGTGGAGCGTGCAGCATGACCCGCGTTGAGCTCACGGCAGCGGTGGAGTCGCTGCAGCGTGTGGGCGGCATCTATGACTTGATCGCTGCGTGTGTTGAGCGTGACGGTGCGGGGATGGTGTCCGAATGACCGCGCTGAACGTGTGGCCGCGTGAGTTCTCCCCCGTTGCACGACGTCTGATTGTTGCCCGTTCCGGTGGTGTTTGTGAAGGATGCGGGATTGCACCTGCTGCCCAAATTCACCACCGCCTGTTCAAGTCGAGGTTGGGGTTTGGGAATCCAGCAAACGGGTTGCACGTGTGCGGATTCGGCAACAACCAAAACGACGGCTGTCACGGTACAGCCCATGCAGGGTACATCGGAGAGTCCCTCGGTTGGTCGATCCGCTCAGGCTTCGACCCCCTACTCGTGCCCACATTTCGCCGCGTCGATGCCACGTGGTGGCGATTCGATGACGCCGGCGAGAAGGAACAAATCAACCCTCTGACCGCTATCGAATATTTGGTGCTGATCAATGCAATACGAGAGGGAGTGATGAGGTAATGCCGAGAGATAAGCGTCTGTACATGACGTTCCCAATTGACTTCCCGCAGCACCCGAAGGTGAAGCCGTTGTCTGACACTGCGAAGTGGACGTTCGTGGAGATGAATGGCTACTCGCGACAGCACGGACTCGACGGGAATATTCCGGCCGCTGCAGCTCATGCCACATGGAAGCGCACAGCATTGGCAGCTCTGGTTGCTTCGCACCCTGTGAAGCCGTTGGTGATGCTCGTGGATGACATGTATGTGATCCGTGACTATGCCGAACATCAGCTCACGTTGGCTGACATCGCAGACCTGCATGAGAAGCGTGCACGTGCTGGCGCTATGGGTGGCAAAGCGAAAGCAAGTGCTAGAGCAAAACCAAAGCAAAACGTAGCAGAGTCAGAGTCAAGGTCAGAGTCAGAGTCAGGGATACAGACTGACGTGACTGAACTACCCGAGTCAAGTCAAGTAAGTGATGGGGCAAATTCTCGACTTGACGCGGTAAATGATGTCGTCCAGCAGCGTGCAAGGCGTGCAGGGATAGGCAATCTTGCGGCGGTTTGTGATGCGCTCGCGGTCACTACTGGTGAGCCGGTGTCGCCACTTGGTGCGGTGCTCCTAGCTGAGGCGATCGTGTCGAAAGCGAAACGGGTCGTCAACAACGTGGATGCGTATATCGCAACGACGTGTCGCCGGACTCCGGCTGAGGTGCAGCAGGCGTACTTCGACCTCGACATTGGGGCGGTGGCGTCATGAGCATCAACAAGGTTCAACTCCTCGCCTGGATTGACGAGCACGCGGAGACTCACACGGTGCCGTTGGTATCTGCGATTTATGCAGGGTTAGCGGAACGTATCCGGCGCGGCGACTTCGATGAGGTGGCGTCATGACCTATGTCGAGACCGCATCCGATCATATTTTCACCGCGTGGCTCGCGACACTCACCCCGTCAAAGGTGCTTCGCGATCGGGAGCGCACGTTCTCGAAAACGGAACGCAAACGGCAACGGTTTTTGCGGGAGAAATCAAAAGTTGAGAACCAGGTCGCGGTCGAACGAATGTTCACGCGACAAGAAATTGAGACAGCACAACGGGTAGTTGAAGCCCAGAAAAGGAACACATTATGAGCACCCTGATCGACACCAGCATCCTCGTGATTGAGGAGTGCTGCGAATGCCACACACGGTTCGCCATGTCCCAAGCACTGAAAACTCAGCGCCTCGAGGACAAAAAGGGCTTCTACTGCCCGAATGGACACGGCCAGCACTACGTGGGGAAGTCAGCGGAGGAAAGGCTGGCGGAGCAGCTCGCGCGCGAGAAACGCCTGCGCGGCTACACGGAGGCCACCCTCACCTCGACACGTGACCAGTTGCAGGCCACGGAATATTCGCTGCGCTCACACAAGGCGGCAAAAACGCGCATCAAGAACCGAATTGCTGCGGGCGTGTGCCCATGTTGTAACCGGTCGTTCCAGAACGTTGAGAAGCATATGTCTGGGCAGCATCCGGACTTTGCTCACAAGAAGGAAGAGGACATCTGATGGCTGGCGAGACAGTAATTACGGTGGTGGGCAATCTCACTGCGGATCCTGAGTTGCGTTTTACGCAGGGCGGTTTGGCGGTGGCGAATTTCACCATTGCCTCAACGCCGCGCACCTTCGATCGAGCATCGAACGAGTGGAAAGACGGAGAAGCACTGTTTCTCCGCGCGTCGTGCTGGCGTGAATTCGCCGAGCATGTGGCGGGCTCTCTGACTAAGGGTTCTCGTGTGGTTGCGCAGGGCCGCCTTCGTCAGCGCTCGTATGAGACGGCTGAGGGCGAGAAGCGCACGAGCATGGAACTGGAGATCGACGAGATCGGCCCCAGCCTCCGTTATGCGACAGCGCAGATCACCCGTGCACCCCGTGACGGCTCAGCTCCTCGTGCAGATCAGCAGAGCGGCGGTGGCACCGTGGGCGCGACAACTGGCGAACCGTGGGCTACGACTCCCCCGGCGAATTCTGAGGCCGCCGGGGACGTTTGGAGCACTCCCGGTGACTTCTCGCAAGAGAGCCCTTTCTGACCATGGCGATTCTAAATGGCACCGATCGGGTGCATGGAAATAACAGAAAGCCTGATGTCTCTGTCGGGCAGTGCAAGCGCAGTTGTTGTTGGACCCAGTACGGGCATTCGACGGTGCGTGACCAGATTCCGGCAGGGCACCGAGAAGCATGCCGGTGCCATAACAAGACAGGAGAGAAGCGATGAACAACCCACAGATTGACCGCGACGAGAAGCCCGATGTTTCTATCACCGACCTGATTGCGCGAGCTGCTTTGGAGGTTGTCAGCGAGGATTATGTGCTCAAGTCGTGGGGTGGCCTGTTCGAGATTCTGAACGAGTACTACCCCGAGGACATTTTCCCGACCTTGCCGGATGATGAAGGCCGTGATTCTGGGCCGCGCATTATTTCGTTGATCCGGCTTCTTGACCGCGAGAGGAAGCGTGCTGAGTGGCAGGCATCCCGCGAGGTTGAGGTCACCGCCGAGATGGTGGAGCGAGCGGCGAAAGCTTGCCACAAGTCTATCTGGGAGACAGATAGCTGGGACGGCATGAACCCCGCAGTTCAGGATAGTTACCGCAAGCAGGCCCGTTCCGCCCTGTCTGCCGCTCTGGGTGGTGAGCACCGTGGCTGAGCGGGAGTACGACGTGCTCCTCGGGTGCTTCGTTACGAAGGTCGTTCCTGTCGTGGCGAGCAGCATGGCGGAGGCGAAACGAAAGGTGCTCTCGTCCGTTGGTACCGAGATGCGCGAGCCAGCGTTCGATACTCAATTCGGTGACGAACGGGTGGTAGACGTGGTACGCGCCGGGGAGCCGTGGCACTTCGAGATTCGTGCCGCTCTGGGTGGTGGTGACCATGAGTGATATTTCTACCGCCGACCTGATTACGGAAGTGAACGCATGGCTTTCAGAGAGTCCGGATGATCCGGACACGGAGGAAGTGTCGGTTAACGTTGTAGGGCTGATCGCCCGACTCAGGGATGCTTTGCAGGCTGTCACCGTACCGACCGAGAACGAACGGGAACTAGCCTTTCGGATTGCTGACACTTTGGCTTACTACAGGTGCCGCTCGAATAACCCGAAAGCAGATCACCCTCACATGGGGTATCACGCCTTTAGCGAGGATCAGCGCGAGCACCTACGCGGAGAGCAGGCGGAGGCCACGGGGGAGATTTTGCGGATAATCGCTGAGCGCGCAAAGCGTATCCCTGTCGCGGTAGAGGAAAACAAGCCGCGCAAGTTCACACCTGAGCAGCGAGCCGAGTTGATCGACTTTGCTCGAAGCGCCATTCAGTCAGTTTGGGATGACGTGGGCGCGACGACTGCTGAGGTGTTGGCGGGGAATGTTGTGTCAGCTCAAGAGTTCGCTTGGTTGTCGATGCACTTTCCCGTTGCTGTCCCGGTAGAGCCTGAGTGGGAGTATCGCCGCCGAATTGAGCGTTGCGGATCGCAGCCGGACGCAATCTTCGAGGCAATGCCCGTACTCGATGACGGGTTCTGGGCGCAACGTCGCACCGTTGGCGAGTGGGAAGACGTACCCCCTGATGAGGTCACGGAAGGCGGAGCGGCAGGTTCCCGTCTCTCTGTCCCTGAGCCCACCACTGACACGAAAGGCACACCATGAGTACTGATGTTTCTATCACCGACCTGATAGCGGAAGCGAACGCACGGTTTACGAAAACGCCTGAATGTTATAGCGATCAACATATTGAGGTGCGGCTAACGAGGGCTTTGCAGGCTGTCACCGTACCGACCGAAGCGATGAGTGACGAGCGAGACGAGCGCATCATGTCTGAGCGCATCACGCGATACCGAGGGGCCGCGTGCGACGCGCTAGGAGAAGAGGGCTGGGAGATCAACTCCGAAGATGAGCTTGACGAAGCGCTACTGACTCTCGCCGGACAAGCATCCCGCAAGGTCGAGGCTGAACTGGGAGCACTACTCGCGAGGTGGGATGACACGGAGCGACCTGATGGGTGGAACTCTGGCGACGAACATCATCTTGCAGATCTCCTCATCACCGCCCTCCGCAGTGCTTCTCAGCCGGTACAGGTCGAGGTGACAGACGAGATAGTGGAGAAGGCCGCACTCGCGCTGTGGAAAGACTTCGATAGCCAGTACCAAGGCGGATCGCCTGAACAATTCCACGGACTTGCTCTTCTCGCTCTTGAGGCTGCTCTAGGTGGTGGCGACCAGTGAGCGGCGACCTTAGCGACATCGTTGTCGTCGGTGCGCGCGTGACGTTCATGGTTGCGCAGGACACGGCGACCGGGCAGTTCAAGCAGTTGGGCGAATTTCCGCACTGCGCGCACTGGTCACTCATCGATGGGGCGGATCAGTGTGAAGCGGAAATGAGCCTCACAAACGAAGCCGCTGGCGATTCCTTCGGCGAGCAATGCACGCGCGAGGTGGGTCACCATGGCCCGCATGTGGTGCACGCGGAGCCGGGACTGCCGGTGCTCGCGTGGCTAATTGATCTGAGCGCTGCTCTGGGTGGTGGTGACCATGAATGAGTACACACCCGAAACGGATCAAATTCGTGACGCATGGCGGCATGATCGGGAGAGATATACGGGCGTGAATCGTCCGAACACTTATGGTGCCGAGTTCGATCGTTGGCTTGCTGCCCATGACCGGGAAGTCGCAGCGAAGGCACTCAGGGATGCAGCAGAGCGCTACAACGCTGAGACCCACCCGGAAAGCGATTCGTGGAATCCGTTGACCGCGGGGAGTGATGACTTCGAGGGCATTCTGCTCAGGTACGCCGCCCCCGTGTCAGAACCGAGCACACCCGAACAACCCGAAGGAGAGAAGCAATGACTCACACAGTCACAATCACACGCCTACCGGACGAACAGAGCGACGACTACGAGTTCGAGTTCGGCGGCACGCACGGCGGCGACTGTGCGGTGCTCATGCCCTGCAAGCGGAAAGCCTGTCAGGCAATGAAACCCGACTATGGCGATGAGCGCTCGCGGCACGGCAAAGAACACACATTCCGTGACGGGGACTGGTTTGTCGAGTCTGATCAGTGCGCTCTCCGCTATGTGTTCGAGCAGGTCGGCACCAACGAAACATTCGAGGGTCTGACTTTAGGCACGTATCCCGTACGCATCGAGTGGGAGGACGACTGGTGGCTCGAAGTTCAGAACCCGCCCACTGCTATCCCCGAGTCCACCACCGACACGAAAGGCACACCATGAACGCTGGCCGCCCCATCAAAGAGCAACTCTCCACCGCCCGCTACATCCTCGCCCAATTCATCGCCCAAATTGATGAATTCGAAGCCATGAACCGAGAACAACGCCGCACCGAACGCGGCCAAGACCTCACCGCAAGGATCGACGGACTCCGAACCGGCCGCACCACATGGGAACAACGCATCACCAACCTGCAGAACGAACACGACCAGGAGACACCGGAATGAATAACTATCTCCTCGACGCCGTCGACAAACTCACCCTCAACCACATCACTAAGGTCGCCCAAACAAACGAGGCCGGAATCTCCTGCATCAGCGAGGTCGACCACCCGCCCCTGCTGCTGCAACTACGCGACGCCGTAGCCGGCGGCACCGGTTCACACACACCATCCAGTGCAGGGAACGAACGGATACCTGTGAACCCCGGCGCGCTCGAAATGTTCGACGCGATCGCGAAACGCATCAACGCATGGTACATAACCGTGCCCAACGCCCGCGAAGATCGCTACATCCACGAACGCCTCCGCGACTGGTACGTCGACTACACAAACCAGCTCCGCGCCGGGAAAATCTCCGACGCTGATGAATACACCACCGTGAAGCTCATCGAAGGGTGGGCACGCAACATCGAGGGCCTGTTCGACCCGCCCATCACTCTTGAGCTCACCGAAGAACATTGGGAACCAGTACTAATACCGAAGACGCGTGTGCGTGTCATCGACGGCGAAAAAGTACAAGAGCCGGTACTCGACATCAACAACAACCCAGTGATGAAGCAGAAGATTAGCCGCGGGAAGCCGTTGCAGCGACTAGTGAAGACCGAGCCCGCAGCCTGCCCACTATGCAGTGAGCGTTTCGCGTTCGACCCAAAGACGGGCGACAAGATCACAGCACTCATCCTCGAGTACCGGAACCTTGGCATCGACACCCTCGATAGGGCTACCGGGCTGTGCCGCAGTTGCGAGATGGTGTGGAGAGGCCGCACTGCCTTGCGCGAACTCCGCTTCGATCTCGGCTCTGACCATCCAGAAACCGCAGCATAACAACTGCACGACACGCCGAAGATTCCAGTCCACAAGAAGACTCGAAGCGCTACAAAATGTGTTAATCTTCAAGCACATGCCCCGAACTCTGCCCAGAGCCGGGGTATTTGTGCATTCAGGTGCAGGGTGCCCGTCACGGCCAGCGCAAGACGTGGGGCGGGAGCAAACCGAGTACTCGCACTAGCGGCCCTCCCTGAACGCCCACAACTCTTCCGACCGCCGAGCAACCAATTCGCCGCCTAGAGTGGCACACCTCGCGCGAGTTCGGAACACCCTTCCCGCCTATCCCCGTGAGTCGCTCTCCGGTCTGGTTGCCGCCCGTGCAAGTCGGGCCGGGATCACACACTTCGGCAGGCCCACGTCAACGCTGAGATAGCTACCTGTAGGCGAAGGACACCAGCTTCGAGCACCACCCGTTACCTTTCTCGGGTGAGGTGATACCTGCGCAGACCTGCCGAACACCACACGTAAGGGGCAAGCATGCTCAACGCAGGCTCAGTACTTATCAAGTGCCCCGAGTGCTCCACCGCGGTCAGCGTCCCCGTCACATGCAGAACAACCACAGTCCCGTTCCACCACGGACAAGGCGACATCATCGTGACCTGCACCCCAGACACCCGAACGCTCGACACTCACCTGGAACTCCACAGGCAGTAAACCCCCGAGGCTGAGCCTCATCCGAACGCGTCCAGGCGACGCAAGAGGTGATGACGATGGGCCAAGGTCGACCAGTCGAACCCGCTACACGCGCGCGCATCATTGAGCTGGTCGAAGCTGGCATGTCACGTAATGCTGTGGCCCGCGAGGTCAAGGTGTCTCCGTCCACTGTGACGGGCATCGCCGCGTCATGTGACCCGCCTCTAGTCTTCGACCGTTCATCGTCGGCGGCAGCTGTTGCGGCCAAGCAGTCAGATGCGAAGGCACGGCGCGCGGAGATCCAGTTGACGCTCGTGGATAAGGCCGAGGACTTCCTGCACTCTCTCGATAACAAGTTTCTTGTGTTCAGCTTCGGCGGTAAAGAGAACACGTACGAGGAGCACACACTCGACTCGCCTCCTACTGGCGACATCCTCAATCTGATGCGGTCGACGTCGTTGGCGTTGAAAGAAGCGCGCGACCTCCGCAAGGACGATGACGACGAGGGTGTTGGTGAGGCGGAGTCGCTGCTCATGAACCTCATCCTCGAGTTGGGGCTCAACGATGACTGACGAAATCCTCACGGTTGATGGTGAGCCGTTACCGGAGATGTCGACACTCGGACCTCAGCAGATTCGCTCGCTGAAGGAGTCCCGGGCGCGCATCAATATCTTCGAGGGTGCGATCCGCTCGGGTAAGACGATCGTCTCCCTGCTGCGTTTCCTCATGGCTGTCATGTTCGCCCGTGGCGGCGTAATCGTGGTCATCGCTCGCACACGCGACTCTGCATACCGGAACGTATTCGAACCGTTGATGGACACGGCACTGTTCGGACCGCTCGCTAAGCTCGTGCACTACACGGCTGGCGCACCCACAGGTCGGGTAATGGGCCGCACAGTTCATGTGCTCGGCGCGAACGACAAGAAGTCCGAGAAGGTCCTCCGTGGCCTGACTGTTGCTCTCGCCTATGTTGACGAGATCACCGTCATCCCTGAAGAGTTCTTCACCCAGCTACTCGGTCGCATGTCCCCTCCCGGCGCCAAGCTGTTCGGCACCACGAACCCCGACAGCCCCGCGCACTGGTTGAAGGCGAAGTTCCTCGACCGCATTGGCCTCGACCTGAAGAACTGGCGCACCTGGCACTTCACTCTCGACGACAACCCCGGCCTGTCTGAGGAGTACAAGAACCAGGTCAAGTCCGAATTCACCGGCCTCTGGTACAAACGCTTCATCCTCGGCGAGTGGGTTGCCGCTGAAGGCGCTATCTACGACATGTGGGAGCTTCCGAAGCACACCATCGCATGGGATGACCTACCGCAGATGCGTGAGCTGCTGTGCTGCGCAATTGACTACGGAACCACGAACCCCACCGTTGCCGGGATCCTCGCCATCAGCGCCGAAACCGACGCGTATGGTCGTCCCGCTTCTCGCCTGTTCATGGTCGACGAGTGGACGTACGACTCGAAGATCAGCCACGCGAAACTCACCGACTCGGAACTGTCGAAGCAGATGCGGGCATGGCTTGATGCTGGCGGTCACACACCGATCGACACGTACCCGCCGATGAAGCCGCGTTACACGATCCTCGACCCGTCTGCTGCCTCGTTCCGGGTGCAACTGTCACAGGATGGCCTCGTATCGACTCAGGCCGACAACGAGGTGTTGTACGGCATTCGCACCGTCGCATCACTGCTCGGTGCCGGGAAGCTGCTCATTGCTCGTCCAACCGAGAAGAACCCGACCCGCGGCTGCCCACGCTTCATCCAAGAAGCCCCAGGTTACGCATGGAATCCCGACTCAACACTCAAGGGCAAGGACGAGCCGCTCAAGGTCGCCGACCACGCGTGTGACGCGGTTAGGTACGGCGCTGTTACTACCGAGAACATCTGGCGCCAACACATCAAGCTCGCAGCCTAGGAGTAGCCAATGCACGGCATTCGTCATGGCATCCACCTCGCGAGGCGGACGAGGCGCGCTCAAACGCTAACCCACGTCAGCCCGTCGTATCCGCAAGACATGGCTCGCGAGCTCGGCAAGGTTTCGCGCCGCAGTTCTCTCGCCTACCTCATCACCTACTGGCTGCTATCACTTAGCCGCAGCAAGATCACAGCCTAGGAGGCCTCATGGCAAACGCCGACCAGTGGCCACCCTCCCCTTTCCACATTGCGGGCGCACGCTACAACGAACACCGCGCCTGGTGGGCTGGCGATATGGCCACCATCAAAGCGATCTACTCCGGCACCGGTGTCGCGACCCACGTACACAAGGGTGTCGCGCACCGTGGTGGTGTTATCGGTGGTCTGTCGAAGATGTTCTGGGGGCAACCTGTCGCTGAGGGTGAGAACCGCACCCAACTGCATTTGCCGCTGCCTGCTGATGTTGCCCAGAAGTCGTCATCGTTGCTGTTTGGTGAAGCACCCCGCATTGAGCTTCCCGATTTCGAGGAGAAGAACAAGACCGGCCAGGCACGCCTCGATCTGATTATGCGTTCTGATGAGTCACACTCCCAGCTGTTGATTGCTGGCGAGTACGCATCCGCTCTTGGTGGTGCCTATCTTGCCCCTGTGTGGGACACCGACGTTGCTGATCATGTGTTCCCTAAGGCGTACCGTGCTGATGTTGCGATCCCCACGTTCCGTCACGGTCGCCTTGCTTCGGTGAAGTTGTGGACGGAGTACCGCACCGACAACGCAAACATCATCTTCCGCCTCATTGAAGAGCACACTGCTGGTCTGATCCGCTACACACTCCACAAAGGTAGCGAGAACGTTCTCGGGCAGGCTGTGCCCATCACTGAGCACGCGGAGACGGCACACCTTTCGAGCCTGATCTCTCCTGTGGAATATTTGGCTCTCGCCACTGATGGTAAGTACACGGTCAGTGTTGCGACAGGTATCTCCGAGATGGCTGTTTCGTACATTCCCAACATGCTGCCGAACCCGGATTGGGAACAGTTCGGACCACTCGCCTCCGTTGGTCGTTCCGATTTCCTCGGCAACGAACCAGTGTTCGACAAGGTCGACCAGATGTGGTCTTCGCTGTTCCGTGATGTTGACAACGGGCAGGGTCGCCTCACCGTCCCTGAGTCATACCTTGAGACTGCCGGTGTGGGCAAGGGTGCCACGTTCGATGTTTACCGCCAGGTGTACTCGGGCATCAACGCGCTCGGATCTGCTGGCGATTCTTTGGCGTCACAGATCACGCAGACTCAGTTCGATATCCGTGACGAAACACACCTGAACATCATTGATGCGCTCGAGCGTCGTGTGTTGCGCACGATTGGCCTGTCACCGAAGGAATTCGGGAAGGTTCAACCGTCCGGCAGCAAGACCGCCACTGAAGTGAATGACGACAGAAGCGAATCTGAGGCCACACGTGACGTGAAGGGCATCCATGCCCGACCTGCACTCGCAAAGCTCGCACGCATCTCGCTGGCCATCGATGGTGTGGTGTTCCCGGGTAAGGGTGGTGGCGAATTTGAGCGTCCCGAGGTCACGTTCGCGAAGATTTCACAGGAAGACCCTGAGAAGCGGGCCCGCACCTTGCAGATTCTTGATATGGCCCGTGCAATCTCTCTTGAGGCGCGTGTGCGTGAGCGTGTGCGTGACGACAACCTCACTGAGACTGAGATCAAGGAAGAGATATCCCGTGTGCAGCTGGAGCAAGGTAAGCCTGCGCCGGATCCTGCCACGTTCACCGGTGTCGAAGAACCCATCGAGGACTAGCCGTGCCCGCATACGTTCCCGATCTTGACAACCCGGTAGATGCTGCGGACTTGATCGAGGAGTTAGGCGCCGAACTCGCTGCCCGTTATGCCGGCGCTGAGGATGAGCTGATCCGTGAGATTGCAAAGCGCTCCTACCGTGATGTGGCGTTGCAGCAGGCTCTAGCAACCGCGACACTCACTGCCGAGCAGACAAAAGCACTCGCCGACAGGATCGCCCAGAACCGGGCGTTTGCCGAACTTGCCGCATACCGGGCCCAATCCATTCGTGAGTTGCAGTTCCTCGCCATTGAGGTCACTGACAAACTGCGCCGTGCAGGGCTCGCGCAGGAACTTATCGACATTGCTGCGAAGGAAGGCGAAGCCGCCGCTGCTGCACGGTTGCGGATGGCGTCACGACTTCCATCGACCAGCGCACTGACCGGCAACGCAACACAGGCTGTTACCGCGCTGACCATTGATCTCAGTTCACGTCTTGAAGCGATGCACCTCCGCATCACCCGCTACCCACAAGACGCCTACCAAAAGGTCATCTCGTTTACTGCCTCGTCACAGATGCTCACAGGGCAGACGATGAAGGTCGCACAATCCCAGGCAGTGCAACAGTTCCTGTCACAAGGCATAACCGGGTTCGTAGACCGGGCTGACCGCAACTGGCGCATCGGTTCCTACGCAGAAATGGCCGGACGTACCGCTGTACGCCGTGCTTACGAAGATGCTGGCACATGGCGGATGCAGCAATCCGGTCTCAACCTTGTCACCATCGTTGGTGGTATCGATGCTTGCAAGCTGTGTGCCCCATGGATTGGGAAGATTCTCTCCACTAACGGGCAGACCGGTGTCATCCAGTTGCCTCACGCCACCGAAGACCGAATGGTGTCTGTCACGATCACGGCCACCCTTGATGCTGCGAAGGCTGCAGGCTGGGGGCACCCGAACTGTCGCGATAGAACCATCCCCTACCTTCCCGGCTTGCCGAACCCGCAAGAGAGCGTCGAATACTCCCCCGAGCGGGAGAAGGAACGTTCGAAGCAACGAGAGATCGAGCGCGACATTCGTGCGGCAAAACGTGACGCTGCGACCGCTGGTGATGATGTTTCCCGCCGGCGTGCGACCCGCAAGGTACGCGAACGTCAAGCAAACATGCGGCAGTTCACCAACGACACTGGCCGGAAACGAAGCTCTTACCGCGAGCAACTCGCATTCGCTGACGGCAAATAGCCACCACACACGTCCTGCAAGAGCAGGCGATCCACCCAACTCGGCCAGGCGCCGCGAAGGAGTACAACCGTGTCCATCCAGACCAGCATCATCCCTGTTCAGTCCGACGTTGACGGCATGGCTGTCATTGGGCGCACGAAGCATCAGCTCATGGGCATCCGGTACGCCGAGGGCGAAGGTGGGGACGGTGGCGATGCTGCCGACCAGGCCGCAGCCGCGAAGCCTGCCGCAGATGCTGCCGCCGCAGCCGTGAAGCCGCCGTGGGGCGATGACCCCACCAAGTTCGACCCCGACAAGGCATGGGCCCTCATCCAGAACGTCAAGACCGACCTCGCCACCGAGAAGACGAAGCGTGCCGAAGAGATCGCCGCCGCGTCCAAGACTGCTGCTGAGCAGGGCGCGAAGGATGCACTCGCGAACTTCGCCAAGCTCCTCTCCGGTGACGAAGCCATCGAGACCGACCCTGCCAAGCTGCAGGCCCGCGTCACCGAACTCACCACCAAGGTGTCTGATCAGGACGCTACCCTCACCTCCGCACAGGCAGCAGCGAAGGCTGGCCAGATTTCTACTCAGGTCGCCATCCTCGCTCACGGTCTTGGCGGTTCCCCCAAACTGCTTCTCGCTAACGAGAAGTTCAAAGCTTCCATCGCGTCGGTAGAGCCGACGGATGAAGCGGCTATCGCAGCCATCATCACCGCCGAGTTGCAGGCCAACCCGGCGTTGAAAG